ACAGGGACTGACATCAAAGCCGCTAAGAAAGCATTAAGTTTAGCAGGTGAAGAGGCTAAAGGAGGAGAAGCCTTTGGTTTTTTAGGCACTGATTGGAACGATGCTTGGAATAATCAAACAGAGGCGGCACAAGACTTGTTGGCTACTCAAGTAGCTGAAGTTACAAATAAGTTAATTAAACCACCCGCGAGTTTAGATTTATCTGAGGCTAGAAAACTAGCGATTCAAAAAATGTACACTGATAACCTGACCGAAACAGGTTTGTTTGAGTGGGGTAAAGGAGAGTCAAGGATGATGACTCCCGATGAAATAGTAGAAAAACAAAAACAAGACCTAAAAGCTAGATTAAATAAATATTAATAAAGGTAAGTTAAATGTCTAACATTACTATTGAACAGCTAGAGTCAGCATTCATAAAAGCTGATGACGCAGGTAATACTGAAGATGCTCTTGCCTTTGCTAACGCTATACGTGAATACAGAGCAGAGGCTAGTAAGCCGCCTGAAGGTGTTAAAGAATACGAAGATGTAGTTCCTGAAGATGTGAAACAAAAGGAACAAGAAAGACTTGAAGCCCCTCCTGTATCCGTTAATCCTATGGCGGCAGGTGGCGGTGCGCTTACAAAAAATCTAGTACAAAGTTCTACTGACTTCTTAAGATACATGGGATTCGGTGAGTTTGGTGAGAAGAAAAGCGTTGAGGGTGTAGGGGAAACAACACGCGCTAAAGAATTAGGTTATCAGTTTAAAAAAGCAGGGAACAACGCGGCTCGTCTGTTAACCACAGCAGAGGCGTACAGCCCTTCTCGCGTCAAGATGATGAGAAACCCTGAGACAGGTCGTTTAGAGCAAGTGTCCACTGAGGTTTATTATGACGATGCTTTAAAGAATCAAGGCATCACTGGAGAACAGTTTTTAAACATGACTCCAGAAAAGCGAGAAGACATCCTACTAAAAAATAAAGAACTGATGGCTAGAGAAGCCTATCAAATAACTGCTGATGTCTTAGATATAGCAGGTGAAGATGAAACAATGAAGGCTACGGGAACTATCTTGTCTGAGATAGCTGACCCCTTGTTAATACCTACAGTTATAGCTAGTGGTGGTGGTACTATTCCTATGCTTCTTGCAGGTGGAGCGTATGGTTTAGCTAGTGAAGGTAGCAGACAGATGGTTCAGGACGAGTTTAATGCAGACGAATTAGCTAAGTCCTTTGCTTATGGTACATTATTTACTGCCGCTTTTGCTCCAATGCAAACAGCGGGTTTAGCATATAAGACAGCAGTACGTGCGCCTCTTAAAACTGTAGAGAAAGGTGGTAAGAAAGTCTTTAACATGGTCAATAACGTAAAAGCCACTAAAGGTTCTCAAGCAACTGCTGACAAAATAGCAGAAAAGCTACAAGAACGTACAGCCTATCATCTGTTTAACACTAAGCAGTCTAATGGTAAAGGCGTAACGAATAAACAAGCTGTTGCTTTGGCAGAGAAAGACTTAAGCCTTAATGCTAAAAATAAAATAGATGTTCTTAAGTATGCCAGTAAAGATAAGAGACCTTCGTATTTAAGTAGAGAAAATGCCTCTAAGATTATGGCTAACTTAGACAACCCTACAGCTTCTACAACTAAAATAGGTAAAGCATGGGACTATGTAGGCGCGCCAGTATCTCAAGTACTGCGTAACGTAGACCAGAGACTAGCGGGTGCTGTACGTAACCATGATATGAGAACAAGCGTTGCTTTAGCCAATACGTTAAAACAAGCCGAGGGTTTTAATAAAGTAATGGCTCAGGCATCTAAGACCAAAGACTCAGCTTTAAAGGCTAAGTACTATGAAATGGAACTGGCAATGAATAATGGTCAGGTACTTAAAGCAGGACGTATAGCTGACAAACATTTTGGTGATTTAAAAGTTAAGACAAAAGCAGGGAAAGAAAATACGTTAGCGGACGAAATGAGAAATGTACATAAGCTGTTAGATGACGTTCATACCAGAGCAAACAAAGCAGGTATTAAGATGTCTTATCTAACAAACTATATGCCTCGTTACGTTAAAGACTTAGATGGTTTACGTCAAGCTGTTGGTAAGAAAACTAACTCTGTTATAGATGAGGCTCTTGCTACAGAAGCTAAAAAAAGAGGACTAGGTCATTGGTCTGAGTTAGATGATGAGATAGCGGCTGACATAATTACTAAGTCTATTACACGTAAAACGCCTCCTTCAGGCAAGAAACGCTTAGAGTCTGCACGTACAATACGTACTATACCTCAGCACTTACAAAAGTATTACCACGACACGCCTACAGCTTTGCAGTTGTACGTTAATAAAGCTGAACGAGAGATAGCTAAACACGAGTTCTTTGGCAAGTCCGTTGCCTATAACAAAGCAGGTAAGATTGAATTAGACGAGTCTATTAATAACACCATAGGTAAGCACGTTCTGGACATGAAGAAGCGTGGTAAAGACTTGACCAATGCACAGCAGGATGACCTAAGACTTTTACTTAAGGCTCGGTTTGAAGCCGCTGACAAGGCTATGGGTAAAACAATGGCTAGTGTTAGAGACTTACAATATGCCGCGTTACTGGGTCAGTTTGATTCTGCATTGATTCAGCTAGGTGATATTGGTTCTTCGTTATATCTAAATGGTGTAATGAACACAGCTAAAGCAATGGCTACAGGAAACAAACGAGCCAAGATAACTGCTGATGACTTAGGTTTGGTCAACCAAGTATCTGCTGAACTACAGAACCTTAATGGTATGACCAAGTTTCTTGATTTTGCTTTGACTTATTCTGGGTTTAGGAAGATTGATAAACTAGGTAAGGATACTTTTATTAAAGCATCTTGGCGTAAGAATACTAAACTAGCTAGAACAAATCCAGATGCTATAGCTAAGAAGTATGGGGATGTGTTTGAAAATGAGACAGCAGATTTAATTGCTGACTTACAGGCAGGGCGTGTTACTGACAACACTAAGCTGTTGATGTGGAATGAACTAGCTGATGTACAGCCCATTGCTTTATCTGAGATGCCACAGCTATACTTAGAGATGGCTAACGGAAGAATACTGTACTCTCTTAAATCATTCGGTCTTAAGCAGTTAAACCTGATTAGACAAAACATCGTGAAGAGAGGGCAAAGAGGTGACGTAACGGGTGCATTTGAGGAAGCAATTAAGTATTCGTTACTGGTAGGTATGGCTAACGGGAGTATTGAAAACGCAAGAAACTTCCTACGTTCTGGTTTCGACCCTGACGCGCTTAGAGACATAGACGATGTTACCTATGAATCATTAGCTAAGATATTATTCCTTAGTAAATATAGTAGAGAGAAGTACTTAGCACAAGGTCAGTATGGTACTTTTGTAACAGAGTTATTAACCCCTGCCGCACCCTCTATACTTGATGCAATGGGCGAAGCTATGAACAATGTATTGTTTGAACAAGAGAATGATTATGAGGCGTTTAATAAAGCACTTCAGAAAGTTCCAATCGCGGGTAGGTCTTACTATTATTTATTAGGCGGTGGTGCTGAAAAAGTAATAGAGCAGGTAGAGAAAGAAGAAAGAGAAGAGAAATAAAAAAGGGGGCATTACGCCCCCTTAGTTTTACCTATGCTATCTCACACGCTCCTCCGACACACGCTAGTTCCTGAGAACCTGTAGTGTTGTCTTCCTTCTCAAAGTGTTCTAGGTCTTCCCACTTAATATCAACTGGCATAGCCGCTAGTAACTCCTCATACTTCTCAGCGGTTATGTCCTCATAAGGGGCTTGCTGATAAACATGGTCACTGACTGGCAACAAACTAATACCACTAACACTATCAAAGTTATCCCATATCCACTGTGCTATTTGCAGGAACTCACTATCTGTATAATAAACAGTGATACTTGGCTTATGTTCACACCAGTGGTCTTGGTACTTCTTCCAAACTCTTAGCTGTTCCATAGCACCCACCTGCTTTACTGTGGTACTACTCTCAGGTGACTTGATTGGAAAGCCAAAGACCAATGAAGACTTACTCATTACGTCATCTTCCACAGGGAAACCTGCGGCTGTCATGTACTGAGCAAGCGGGTCTTTCTTGTCTGAACGAACTCTACGAATGTAATGTTTAGAAAAACGGGGATGTATGCCACTAGCAGAATCAACAAGCTGAGACACAGTACCGCTTGGCTTAACACAAGTAATAGCCGCAGACTGAGCAATGCCAAGTTTGTCAGCCCATTCTTTATTAGTTTTAATTGCAACATCCTTCATCTCCCCTAACCACTTATCTAGGTCTGGTGAATCTTTACCTAGTAGATAGTGGTCACATATACCAGTTAAACTGACACCTAATAGTGCTTCTTCTTCTGTGTTTCTTTTCCATACATTGCGTAGGTAACGGAAGTCAGTCAAGGTAGCCTGTAGAGTTCCGATGATGGAAGCTACTTCAACTTTCTTTTTAAGACTAACAAGGTCATCATCTGCACGTATAACGACCTCAGATAGGTTACAGAACTGATTACTGCGTAGGATAATCTCAGAGCAAGGGTTAGTTCCAAAGTCCTGCTCAGGGTCTCTACGTCCGTTCTTAGCGGCTATCTTCTGTGCCGCCACACGACTAAAGATACCACGTTCACCTGCCTTACTGTCGTACATGGTGTGCATCTCAGTAAGGAATGACTCAAAGTCTGGCTTCTCTGTGTACGCTACGCTGTTGTTAGCCAGTCTACGTTGACCTTCATCCATCCACCACTGACCAGACTTAGCCTTAGCCATACGCGGGTCTGATAGGTTTGACAAACTAATCAATGCTGACCTACGAACACCACCGACAACGACAATGTCTGCAATCTTACATACAACATCGTGACACTCAATGCTCGTTAGCTTACGTCCGTGTGCCTTCTGGAATATACCTACACAGAAGTTAAACAAATCCTCAAGAGGCTCTGCGCCACTAGCACGACCACCAAAGGTCTTAAGTCTAGCACCTGATGGGCGTACCTTACTCATGTCCCACTTAGGTATCTTACCTGCGTACAGCATAGCAATCAACTCACGGAATGCACTAGCCCATCCAATCTTGCTGTCAGCCACTACAATGGTGCTGTCAGTCTCATGGAATGACTCAGCGATAACTGGTAGCTTGGTAATGAAGTTGCGTTCAACACTGAACCCTACGCCTGTACCACACATAAGTACGTACATAAGTTCATCAAAGCTACGTGGTGAATCAATGTGTAGGTAACTACAGTTAAACCCTGCTACATTGTCCTTGTCTAACGCTTCACCTGCTGTCATCATACAACGCATACTGGGCATTACATCAAGATTATATATTGCAGTATACATTTTCTTACCTTCAGCCTTGCTTATCTGACCACGACCATCCCAGAAGTCTACGTAACGCTGTACTGTTTCTGCCCATGTCTCACGTCTACCTTGCTCTGGTAGCCAACGTGCGTAACGGGACTTATGTATAAACTGTTGATACTGATTCATTTCTTAACTTCCTTTTTGTCTTTAGTTTTCTGTTTGTTTTTACCGAATATGGCATCGTAATTGTCTGCATACTTTTTGGAGTCAGTGGGTCGTTGTCCTGACCCCTTGCCTCCGTGTGTCTGTCCTTGCATTACTCTGCCTCCTCTATCAGCCTGTTCAAGTACCATTGTGCTTTCTTCAAGTCCTCTAGTCCCTTACCTTTGCGTTCATAACGCCATAGGTACTTCATGGTGTTGCCTTTGAGATAACCCTTGAATGCGTCTGGTGACATAGACTCTTCTATAGCTTCAATACATTCAACCTTACCGTAGTTGTAGTGACTAGGGCTGTTGACTACATCTTCATTCTTGGTCACAAAGTCTTCATACTTCTTAACCAATGCAGGGTGCTTATCTCGTAGTGCATCCCAGTCAGCAGGTGTTGCATCATTAATGCTCATAATCATCCTCCGTAAATAAGTCTCTGTTCCTAATTAATCTATCTTCAAAAGCCTCTAGCAAGTCCTCAACTGAGATGTCCAAAGCCTCAACTACTAACACCGCATCGTAGTCCCTTGCTACTGCTTCCTTG